ATAGAAGATCCAGTTGAGAAACGAGGAATAGATAGTAACTTGTGGATTTGGAGACAACCAAATTATAGTAAAAATTATGTAGTTGCAGCCGATGTCGCCCGTGGTGATGGAGCCGATTTTTCTGCATTTCATGTAGTTGAAGTAGAGAGTATGGAACAAGTTGCAGAATACAAGGGAAAACTTTCTACAAAGGATTTTGGTAATTTATGTATGAATACTGCTATGGAGTATAACAACGCATTACTTGTTATTGAGAACTCAAGTATTGGTTGGGCAGCTATTCAACAAGTAATAGATAGAGAATATGATAATCTATTTTATACGAGTAAAGATTTAAGGTATGTTGATGTTGCAAGACAAGTAACAAACAAATATAGAAATTCCGAAAGACAAATGGTTCCTGGTTTTTCAATGACAATGAAAACAAGACCATTAGTAATCGCAAAATTAGAAGAATATTTCAGAGAGAAGGCTGTTATCGTTCATTCGGACAGATTGATTGATGAATTATTTGTATTTATATGGAACAACAACAGAGCCGAAGCAATGGAAGGGTATAATGATGACCTTGCAATGAGTTTGGCAATTGGACTATGGGTAAGAGATACTGCACTAAGGTTGAACGCAGAGGGAATTGCCCTACAAAAAACAGTCCTAAGTAAAATGTTAGATTATGAAGCAGTTTACACACCACAAGATAATAAGAATGATTCTTGGACAATGAAAGTTGGTGAGGAACAAGAAGATCTAACTTGGTTAATTAAATAATAGAGGATAAAATGGCAAAAACAAATCTAAGAAGTAGACTACAAAGACTTTTTTCCACGAATGTAATCGTAAGACATGCAGGTGGTAGAAGGTTAAAGATTGCCGATACAGGAAAAGTACAAGCACAAACAAGAAACAATCTTATAGACAGGTGGTCAAGACTTCACACTTCTCAGGCAACAGGTGGTTACGGACACGCACAATCAATTAGTTTCCAATCACAACGACTTGGGTTGTTTAGAGATTACGAGGAAATGGATAATGATGCAATAGTAGCAAGTGCACTTGATATATATGCAGATGAATCCACAATGAAAAATGAATATGGTAAAATATTAGAAGTTAATTCAGATAATGAAAACATTCATGATATACTACACAATTTATTTTATGATGTTTTAAATATAGAATTTAATCTATGGCCTTGGGTTAGGAATATGTGTAAGTACGGAGATTTTTATCTATTTTTAGATATCAAGGAAAAGTATGGAGTTACTAATGTAGTACCACTTTCGGCATATGATGTAACTCGTCTTGAAGGAGAGGATCCAGAGAACCCATACTTTACACAATTTATAGTTGAAAATGGTGACAATAGACATAGTTCACGGATGACAGAAGGAAAGACATTAGAAAATTTTGAAATAGCCCACTTTAGACTATTATCAGACTCTAACTTTTTACCTTATGGTAAAGGTATGATTGAAGGAGCTCGTAAAATTTGGAAACAATTATCTCTTATGGAAGATGCTATGTTGATACATCGTATTATGAGAGCACCTGAAAAGAGAGTATTCAAAATTGATATAGGAAACATACCACCAGCAGAAGTTGAAAACTTTATGCAAAAGATAATCAATAAGATGAAAAAGGCACCAGTTATAGACCAAGCTACAGGTGAGTATAATCTAAAATATAATATCCAAAATCTTACAGAAGATTTTTTCCTACCTGTTCGTGGTGGAGATAGTGGAACTCAGATAGATAGTTTAGCAGGATTAACTTATGAGGCTGTAGATGATATTGAATATTTGAGAAATAAGTTAATGGCAGCATTAAAAGTTCCAAAGGCTTTTCTTGGATATGATGAAGCCGCAGGTAGTAAGGCAACATTAGCAGCAGAGGATGTCAGATTTGCTAGAACAATCGAAAGGATACAGAGGATTGTTGTTAGTGAATTACACAAAATTGCAATAGTACATTTATATTCACAAGGATATACAGATGAGGAACTTGTCAATTTTGAATTAAATCTAAAAAATCCATCTACAATTTATGAGGAAGAAAAGATTGAGTTGTGGAATAACAAACAAAGTTTAGCCCAATCTATGATGGACTCTAAGATAGCAGATACAGATTGGATTTACGATAATATTTTTAAATTTACTGAAGAAGAAAAACAAGAAGTTAGGCTCGGATTACTTAAAGACCAAAAGAGAAAATTCAGATGGTCACAGATTGAAATGGAAGGTAATGATCCTGTTCAAAGTAATGAAGCAGTCGGAACTCAAGGGGCAATGATGGACGCTGGTGGAGCAGATGGTGGAATGCCAGGAGTTCCAGGACCACAACCACCAGGAGCAAGAACAGCAAGAACGAGTCGTGAATTAGAAATGGATATGCCAGACGATGGGTGGCCAGGAAGTGGTCGTCCAAAGGAAGGTCCTAAACATGGAAAGGACTCAAGTGTCAGAGGTCGAGATCCACTTGGTAGTCATGATAAGAGAAAGGGTGGTAGTGGAAGTCCAAAATATGGAATAGCATTAGCACACTATGATGCGTTGAAGAAAAGTTTAGGTAAAGTTAGTAAGGAAGAAGTAAAAATAATCACAGAAACTTCAGATGTGGAACAAGAATATAAAAATGAGGTAGATTCGACTTTAAGTGAAACTTAAATGATGAATTATTAGAAGTTTTTATATTTATAGATGAAGAAATATACAATTTAGGAGCATAAATTATGGGCCAACGGGTAAAACACTCGAAGATTAAGAATACGGGAATACTATTTGAATTATTATCCCGTCAAATTACCGTAGATATGATAAGTGGCGGTGAAACCTCTAAATCAGTCGAGTTACTAAAAAAATTCTTTAATGAAAATTCAGAACTTGGGAAAGAAAATCAACTTTATCAGGTATTATTAAAGGAAAATTATAAATCGTCTCATAAGGCAGAAAAATTATTACAAGTAGTATTAAAATCAAGAGAAAAGTTACAAAATAAAAAACTGCGAAACGAAAAATACAATCTTATAAAAGAGATTAAAGAAAATTATAATGTAGGAGACTTTTTTAGGGCACGAATTCCAAATTATAAAGTATATGCTTCAATTTACAAATTATTTATGGCAGAAACTGTTAATTTCCTCAATCCAGCAGATGAAGTGGATAGTTCATTTTGTATTACTGAACACATAACTCGTAATAAAGTTAAGAAAGTTCAAGTAGATTCAGAAAGTCTTGCTGATTACAAGAAAGAGGACAAAGACATACAGACATTATCTTATCAGTTGATGGTTGAAAACTTTAATGGTAAGTATAAGAGTCTTAATTCTATGCAAAGAAATTTGTTAAAGGAATATATAAACAACATTTCTAATACTAACTCGTTACGAGAATTTATAGATGGTGAAGTGAAGAAAGTAAAACAAATTCTTACAAAAATTTTACCTAAAGTGGATGATGACATTACAAAAATTAAATTATCTGAGGCAATAAAACAGACATCAACTATTTCTAAAGGTAAAATTGTTAAAGATAAACAAGTAGTTGCATTAATGAGGTACTATGAACTTATTAAGGAGATAAGGAATGTCACTTCCTAAAAAAGATATATTCCGTAACCTCGTCAGAGAACTGATTAAAAAAGAAATCGATGAGGCTAACTCTACCGCAACTGCTGGTGGTCAATATAATACGCCACATTCATTCAAGGGTAGTAATAGTAAAGGGAAAAAGAAGAAAAAGGCTGGATATCAAGATGGACATGAGGATCCAACAATTGGTACTGATAATTTTAAACCCAAAGACCCGAAGTTGAGGAAAGAATCTGTAAATGAAGATGTATCTCCAAAGGGTTGGAATATGTCTAAAAAGTACATAAGATTTATCGAAAGAGAAGTAAGAAATTTAAAAAAATATCATAGACAACAAAATGAAGAAGATTTTCTTGAGGTCGCAAATTATATTGAATTACAATTAAAACAAATGAAAAAGGATTTAAATGAATCCGTAAATGAACAACAAAAAAGGGATTCTCAAAATTTAGTAAGAGAATTTGGAAAGTCATTTCAAAAATTTACACGGGCAGTTCATATGTTGGGTAAGAGTATGACTAAGATAACAGGTGAAAGAACAGATGAAAAAATTATCCAAAAGGCTTTCAAAAAACATATTATTCCATTTGGATGGATAATTGATAGTTGGAATAAAACACAACAAAAAAATCCTCATTTAAACGAGGGTAGATATCACGATTTTCGTAATGATGATACTATGACACCCAAGCAAAAAATTGGAATGGCAATGAGAGAGACTCGTGATAGCCTTACTGAGTTGGAACGACTTGTCAGATATAATGTTAGATTAAAAAATGAGTTAAATGTTGACTCAAGGTCATATTGGAAGAATACACATAAGGCTTTACACAAAATAAGTGAGAGGTTAGTAAAACTAGCAAACAAAGTTGGTCAGCTACATTAAAGATTATGTCATTCGAACAGAACAGAAAGTCTTTTATGGACTCTTTGTTTGGTATTTCAACGATGCTAAAAAGATGGCATACAGAAATACAGAAGAAAGATGTCGATAAAAACTATATGATTGAAAAGTTAACCTTGTGGATTAAAAAACTTGAAGATTTAAGACACGAGATTATGATGAGGAAAAGTTAGTGATAAAACTCAAAGATTTATTAACAGAAGCCAGTCTTTCGGAAGAAATGAAAGAATTAAAGCTCTATATTGACAACGATTCAAGTCTTTACAGACAAAGATACATGCCAATATTAAAAAATCTGTCAAAAAAGAAGAAAAAAGGTCAATATCGTCAAAGATTAGCCCAAAAGGCATTTTTGTACTTAATTGATGATGGTGCAAAACGATATGTTCGGTCTTATGGTGGAAATCACTTAGATGTTTTTCCAAAAAGACAAAGAAAACAGTTGGCAAAAGATTATGTTGAGGAATTTGAAGAAATTTTTAAAAATCAAGAATATGATTTTATGAGATAGGAGTGAAATGATGTCAAAACAATTAATAGTAGATTATTTACCATTTGAGGTAACAAGAGAACAGATAAACGAATCAATTAAACAAAATAATGGTCGTTTAGTTGTTCATGGTGTTCTACAAAGGTCAGATGCTAAAAATCAAAATGGTAGGGTGTATCCACACGAGATTTTAGCTAGAGAATCTGATAAATATGATTCTCAGTTTATTAAACAAAAAAGAGCTATGGGTGAGTTAGACCATCCTGAGTCATCAGTAGTCAATTTACAAAATGTATCTCATAACATTACAGAAATGCATTGGGAAGGTAAGAATTTAGTCGGTACGGTTGAAGTATTGGGAACACCAAGTGGTAATATATTAACAGAATTATTTAAAGCAGGTATAAAGTTAGGTATAAGTTCTCGTGGTATGGGTTCAGTTCAACCTATGCAAGAGGGTGATGGACAACAAGTAGGAGATGATTTCGAATTGATAGCATTTGATTTCGTATCCAATCCATCCACACATGGAGCTTTCCTATATCCAATGAAAGAAAGTGTTGGAAACGAAATACCAATTACAGAAGGTAGAACCTGTGGTAAGTATTGTAAAGTTGAAAGTATTATTAACGATATAATTCGTGGAGAATAAGAATGAGTAATTTATTAAAAAATTTAGTCAAAGAAGATTGGTGGAGTGATTTATCATCGGGAGAACAGGCAGCATATATCAAAAGACATCCTGGTTCGAAAAAGGCAAAAGCAGCTGCTAAGAAAAAAGATGAACCAAAAAGTGATAAACCAAAACAAAAACCATCTCAAATAAAACCAATCAAAAAAGATAAAGATACAAAACGGATGGGAGATAGTATTCAAAGGAAAATTGGTGGTTCTAAAGATCCAGATAGGTTAGAAGTACAAGGTACACAAAAGGCAAGTAATGGTGAAACTATTATACAATATAAGGATAAATCAGATGGAAGTATGGTGGGTGTAGATGCACAAGGTAACATTTATGAAGATGGTGAAAAACAAAATTATGGTGTAGATGTTAGTACACAAAGTGATGTGTTTGGAGCTGACCAAAATCAACAACTATTGTATAAACAGAAGAAAGCTCGTGAAACTGGAGGTCAAGATCCATTCGCAAGAACTGGAAAAGAATTAACTCGTAAAGAGGCTCTAAACTATATTAAGAATAATAAATCAAAAATAAATGAAGAAGTTCTTCGTAAAGTTATTCGTCAAGAAATTAAGAGTATAATGAACGAAGATGAAGAAGCTTTCAAAGCTCCGATTCCTGCTAGCGTAGATAGATTTATGAAAAAATTTATATCATCACTTCAAGGTAAGAATTTGAATCGTAAGAGAAAGTTAGCAATTTTAGGTCGTCTTGTAGTGGCACTAAAATTGGATCCTTCAGAAGTTAGTAAATATGCAAGATTGGTAAAGAGGGAACTATAATGAAACATACTGAAATCCGTGATATGAATAAAACTTGGAGAAAGTTTAGACTACAAACCAACGAAGAAAAGGCACAAGAGTCTAAAATCAAATCCATTATAAATTTAGTAAACGAACAAAATTTAAAGAACTTATCGGAAGAAGAATTAAATAATTTTTATACCGAAGTTAAAAAGATTACAAAGTAATGAAACCTGGCCACCATACTTGACCATATAGTGGTGAAGAACACCCAGTTTGGGTGAAACATGAGGAAGAACCTTTGGACGATTATAATAAACGCATGAAAGAGTGGATTACCGATATGGTAAGAGAAGAACTCGAAAAATATGATGGTGGATTCACAGATGAGTGGAATGACCAACGGA